GTGTTTACTGTTCTATTGTACCAACAAATATTTGAGAAATGAAACAAGCGATTAAAAATACATTAGCTGCAATACTTGGATTAATACTAACACCAATATGGTTGCCAATTACATTAACATTTTATTTAATTGACAAATGGCGAAAAAAAGAACAATGAACGAACTACGACAAACAAAGGATACTGTATATAAACATCCATATTATGCAGTAGAAAACGGTATAAATTATCTGTGTGCTATATATCCAAACGATGCTGATCTTGGTGCAGCTATTCGCCAACACTTTTACAAATATAAATAATGTTAAACGCTAACCAAAAAGGAAAACGCTTTGAACTACGTATTGCAAAAGATCTTGCAAAAAAGTTTGATACCAATATAAGAAGAACACCAAACAGTGGGGGATTATCCATTAAAGGGGACATTTTAACAACAAGTGGAATATTATCAGAATACAGTTGGGAGTGTAAGAATCAAGAAAAGCTAAACATCTGGAAAGCATTGCACCAAAGTGAAGGCGATGCAAGAGGCACGTTAAAAACGCCTGTAGTGGTATTCACGAAGAATCACGAAAATGATTACTGTGCATTAAGGTATGAAGATTTTATTAATATATTATTAGAGCTTGACGAGTTGCGTAATGAAAGCAAATGATGTTTTAAATATATTACACGACCACCAACAAACGTGGTTATTAATTGCAGCTCGTTTACTGTATAAAGACGATGAACAAACAACACAAGATATAGTACAGGATATGTATATAAGAGTTTATGATTATATTATAGAAGGTAAATTACAGCCAAATAATGTAATAATAAATAATAAGCCTCATTTTGGTTTGATAAAAATTATTATATTAAGAATTATACAACACCAGGCAAATAATGAAAACAGATTACCAAAGGATGATAATTGTGTATTAAACAACATAGTACAGGATGAGGTAGAAAATATAGAAGAAATAACAACACGCATAGAAGAGATACTACAGGATATGCATTGGTTTGATAGAAAACTATTTAATCTATATGTAAAGAAATTTAATAGCGTAAGAAAATTATCAAAAGAAACTAAATTAGGACACGTTACAGTATATAACACAATAAAGAAATGTAGAAATAATATAAAAAAAAAGTTAAATGAAAAGTAAAGGATTAGGTGATACCGTTGAAAAGGTAACAAAGGCAACAGGACTAAAAAAAGCAACAGATTTTATATTTGATAAGTTAGGGATGGATTGCGGCTGCGATAAAAGAAAGGAAAAGCTAAATAAGTTATTTCCATATAAAAAACCTGAATGCTTAACAGAAGATGAATATATGATACTGAAAGGATTCTTTGAAAGAGTTAAGAGCAATGTATCAGCAAGCGAACAAATTGCACTGCTTGATATTTACAATAGAGTATTTAAACAGAACAAGCAACCATCAACCTGCGGAAGCTGTGTAAAGGAATTAGTAAACGATATGAAAACACTATTTAAAGAATATGAAAAAGAACAAGAGACACAAACAGAAGTATGAAGCAGAGTTAAAATTAATTAAGTATTTAGAAGAATATGAAGAAGATATAAAAAGCAGCACAAATACAGCACAAAATGAGCAAAGAACACATAGAAAAACATCAATGGACTAAAGGTCAAAGTGGTAACCCAGCAGGCAAAAAGAAAGGCACTAAAAATAGAAGCACTATAATTAGAGAAATGCTTGACATGATGGTGCAAGTAAAAGATGATAATGGCAATGAGGTTTGGCAAAGTAATGAGTATCTAATGGTACAGGCAATGGTAAACAAAGCAATTGAAAAGGGCGATGTATCTGCATTTAATGCATTGTATGACAACCTATATGGCAAGCTAAAAGATACTGTTGATATGAATACTACTGAAACAATAAACCACGATTTTAAAAAGCTAATTAGTGGAATTAAGTTTAAGCAGTAAATACAGAGTATTCCATACATCAGATGCACGTTACTTTATTGTAACAGGCGGCAGGGGATCAGGTAAATCATTTGCAATAAACACCATACTGTTAATGCTTACCTATCAAGCAGGGCATACTATACTATTTACAAGGTACACATTACGTGCAGCAAGTATTAGTATCATACCTGAATTTATTGAGAAGTTAGAATTGTTAAACGTTGTACAGGAGTTTAAAATAACACGTGATGAAATAATAAACAAAGGCAACGGAAGTAAAATAATATTTCGTGGCATTAAAACCTCATCGGGCGATCAAACAGCAAATCTAAAATCATTGCAAGGTATTACCACCTGGGTAATGGATGAGGCGGAGGAATTAAACGATGAAGATATATTTGATAAGATTGATTTAAGTGTACGTAACAAAGCACAGGATAATAGAGTAATACTAATATTGAATCCAACTACAAAAGAACATTTCATATATCAACGTTGGTTTGAATCACGAGGCATTGAAGCAGGAGCAAACATAACCAAAGAGGATACATCATATATCCACACTACATACAAGGATAATATAGAAAACCTTTCACCAAGTTATATTAAGCAAATAGAAACAATGCAGAAGCGCAGACCAGAACGTTACAAGCATACGATACTTGGTAGTTGGTTAGATAAAGCAGAAGGTGTTATATTTGACAATTGGAGCATAGGTGAATTTAAGCAAGTAGGTAAAATAGTTTTTGGACAAGACTATGGATTTTCTGCAGATGCTTCAACGCTTGTAAAAACAAGCATAGATAAATCAAACAAGATTATATATGTGCAGTTGTGTTTCTATCAACCTAAACTAACTACAAGTGAGATAGCAGTATTAAATAAAAAGTTTGCAGCTAATAACTTAATTGTTGGTGATAGTGCTGAACCACGTTTAATAACTGAATTGAGCAGGCATTGTAATATAGTACCTGCAATCAAAGGACAAGGTTCAATAACATTTGGTATTAGCTTACTACAAGATTATGATTTGGTTATTGATCCAGAAAGTACAGATTTAATAAAGGAACTTAACAACTATTGTTGGTTAGAAAAGAAAAGCCAAACACCAGTAGATAATTTTAACCACGCCATTGATGCATTGCGTTATGCAGTTAGCTACCAATTGCAAAACCCACATTTAGGTGAGTATCATTTATATTAAAATAAAACAATTAATTAAGTATCTTAAGTTCATTGATAAAAAGAAAATGGAGTATATGATTAAAGCAGGCAGAGCAATGTTTTAATTGTAGCGTGGCTTAAGCCCCCCTTAAGCATTAAGATAAGATAAGAAAAGATAATATAAGATAAAATAAAAAAAAGTTTAAAAAAGTTTTGTAGTTTATAAATATATTTATATATTAGCATTGTAATTAATTAAAACTAAACATTATGAAAACATCAGAAATAAATAAATCATTAATAGGAAAAAAAGTAAGTGTTGTAAATACTGGTATGAGAATAAACGGGATTATAGTAGATATTTATGAAGATGAAACACACAAAGGTGTTAGAGTAGAACACGAACCTGTAGTATGGGGTGAAGATGTTTACACAACATTATTATCAACAGCTACAAAAAAAGATTTATGGTATAGAGGTGCAGAAGAAGGTAATTTAAAAAACACAAGATTAATATAAAATAATAAGTAGGCAGCCGAGTCTTAGACAGCGTAAGTCCTCATAACATTAAAGAGCTATTCACTATGAGTAGCTTTTTTTTTATATTTGTGCATAACACTAAGCACTTTTTTTTACATTATATATAACTATGAAGATTAAAATAAACGTACCAGAATCACTAAACGAAATTACTTTAAATCAATATCAGAAATGGTTAAAGATTTCAGAGGGTAAGGAAATGGATATGTTCTTACAACAAAAGATGATTGAGATATTTTGCAATGTACCATTAAAACAAGTTCTTGGAATTAAAGCAATTGATATTAATAATATATGTACTATGCTGCATAATATGTTTCAACAGAAACCTAAATTTAAAGATAGGTTTAAATACAATGATATTGAATTTGGTTTCATACCTAAACTGGATGATATTACATTTGGAGAATATGTTGATCTGGATAATTACCTTGGTGATTGGCAACTAATGGATAAAGCAATGAGTGTATTGTTTAGACCAATAACACATACAAGAAAAAATACATATTTAATTGAAGATTATATTAGTGCAGATACATACGATTTAAAAGATATTACACTTGATATTGTATTTGGCGCACTTGTTTTTTTTTACAATTTAGGGAACGAGTTACAGAATCATATCCTGAAATATTTAGCAACACAGGGGGAGGTGGACCTGTCACAAAAGCAGAGAGTTTCAATATTAAATGGGGTTGGTATCAGTCCATCTATGGATTATGCAAAGGGGATATTATGAAAATAGATGAAATTACAAATATTAAATTACATACTTGTTTGATGCATTTATCATTTGAAACAGATAAAGCAGAACTTGAAAATTATATACTAAATGCAAAGAGATGATATTTTGAAAGAACTAATGGATCGTGAGATGTTTGGCAAGGATGAATATGTAATACTTGCTGATGGTTTTGAGGATGCGTTTTTAGGCGTTACAGCAGTTAAGCCATCAAGAGCAGTATATAGCTATTGGAAGTGTTTAGATATTATTATGAAGCAAGATG